ACCTTGAGAAAAAATGGGGTGAAGGCGAAGACTATAGCTGAAATGTTTGATTGCACACCCACTTCCGTGTGGAGGATTGTAAATTATAAGCGATGGAAAAATATTTAATTATTTACTAACTGGAAATAAAATGAAAAAAATCAAGATTGATAAAATATACAGAAACGTAACAAGAAAAGATGGATCTGAATATGTTGATAAAAGGGGCAAGAAGTTTACTCATGTGACGATATACACGACAGGCAAGGATGGGAACCAACATAAGTTGTCGCATTGTGACTATGATGATTGGACCGCATCGTTCTCGGAGAATCAGATCATCATGTTGAATATAGAAAAGAATGGAGATTTTATAAACTTCTCCAAGCCTACAAAGGCAGACATGTTGGAAGTGGTTGTGAGTGAATTAGATAAAAGAGTTGTGGAGTTAGAGGCAAAGGCTGATGTACTTGTGAAGCCTGTTGTGGAAAGTATGCAAGAGGCACCTATGCCAGAACCACCGCCAGACCCAGAGCCGCCTATAGTCGATTTACCATTTTAATCAAAATATATGGAGCAAGTAAATTACACAATCTCGGAACTTTCAAGGGCAACTTGGTTTCCAGGTCGTGATTCTACTATCAGAAAGTTGATAAAGGGAGGGAAGTTAAAAGCCTTAAATGTATCAAATGGAGATATTCATCCTGTTTACTGGATCCCAAAAAGTTCAGTTGATGAGTATCTTAACAAGCTGGATTATGGCGTATAATAAAACTGCATTCCTCCTGTTAAAATGGCTTAAAGAAAGGTATAATTACAATATACAGAATGAAACAATAGCTCATTCAAAAGCACAGGAACATGCTAGAGAATATTGGTTGCAGTTCGGTGAGGGGGTGATAAAAAAAGCATTACACCACAAGGCTTGCACCAGTATCAGGGGGTTTGAAATGTTGTGCTTTCAATTCCAAGAACTGGAAAATAAAAAATCTTAACCACAAACCTATGGGACAAGTACATGTTACTAAAAAGGGGAAAAAGCAAATGTACGGACAGCTTGACTATTCAGGGATCTTCACGAGGCACATTCCTTCTTGTGATTTGATCAGAATGGACAGGAGTATTTCGCTTGAAAAGCAGATGATAAAAACTCTGCGAGAGAAAGGGTGCCAGGCTCTACAGTTGATAGTTACAAATTCTGGCAGAAGATTATTTTACAGGATTGCTTTAGAAAGAGCAATTGAACTCGCTACAGAGCGTGGTGAATTGGATCTGGACAAATTCAGGGTCAGGATTGATGATTGCCGAATGGTGAATAGCATTCCTGTTGTTTCTGAAATAATAAAGATGGAGCAGGTGAAGGTTGAAGTGCCAGAGCCAGTGAAGGCATCTGCCCAACAAAAGCTATTTGAACTAACCCAACGATATGATTACTAAAATAGAATTACAAAATAGGTTGATGAAGATCCCAGAGGACATTGACAAGGCTCTGGATGATTATGTTTTGGCAAAGATCTTATATGAGAATTTGAAAAATCAGCAAAAGACTATCTTGGCAGGGTGTGAGGTCAAGTATACAGGGACAGAGGCAGAGAAGAAAAGAAGGGGATTGAGTGATGATATATATAAAAACCATATTGAAGCTATGGGGATTGCCAACAATGATTTCTTGAAGTCGTGGGCGAAGCTGGAGAAAGTAAAAACTGATCTCGCTTGTATGCAGAGCATTAACAAATTAGAGGTTGCGACTATAAACATTGACAATATTTAAATATGATTAAGTACAGGATAACGCAAGAGCAAAAGGATTGGGCTTGGGCGTATGTTAACACCAACAAGATTGCCAATAGAGGGGATAGCACTGATGGGACATTGGCGTGGCAATATGCAGGGATGATTGGTGAGGCTGTGTTTGCGGATCTGTTTGGCTATCCCCGCCCAAAGGCTGGAGGGTTTGATAATGGGGTTGATTTTGTAGTACAGGGAGTTGCTATTGATGTGAAGGCTATGGGCAGGAAGTGGTACGCCAGGGACTATCATGTAAATAATATTTTTGCTTCACAGGTTGAAGGAGATCGGTACAAAAATGATGTTTACTTATTTGCCAGTATAAATAAAGCCACAAGTGAGTTGGAATTTACTGGATGGCTAAAAAAGCATTATGTTGTGAATAAGGTTGAAGGGGTTGAATACGTTACAAAGGGAACTCCTAGACATAGGGCAGATGGAACAATGAAGCCAGCACGGGGAAATTCGTATGAGGTTTCCAATAAGATCTTGAATGAGTTTGGCACACCAGAGGCTTTTTTAATGGATATGGGGGGGCTGGGACACCCAAGTAATTTTTAATTGTAACCTAATTGTAACATGAAAAAACTTATCAAACAGGAGTGGGCTATAGGGGAGGGTATAACAGTGACCTTTGAATCATATCTTGATGAGGAGGGTTGTACTGTAACATTTGCAATGGGGGGGAATACAATGACCTTTGAACCAGATGAGGGGGAGGAGTTGAAAAGTATTTTTGAAAGCACTAACTTTATATTTAAACAATAAATGTCTATACCAAGAAATCAATGGAGTCATGTCTTTGGAGCCAGGAGGTATCGGGAAGACTTTTATACCGCCGATTCAGGGATTCGCTATCACAGCATTGGCAACGGAGCAAAGCAATGTAGTACACCGCCTAAACACTTTACTGCTGCGAAAGGTGTTATCATGACCGAAAGACAATACCAGGGTTCAACATTATTCCCATTTATTAGATAACCTTTTAAAAAAACGAAACCACAAGCTGAAAATCTTAAGGCACTACTGGAAGAACTCCGAGGGGAAGTAATGGAGGAGATTCAGGATGTCACCAACGAGATCCGGGTAATGTGCCTCAAAACTATAGAGAGCGGAATCGACACTTTGGACATCCCACAATGCCGGGGATCGGCGGAGGCAATTATAAGAACCGTCCGGATCCTACTTCGACAAGAGAAGCTGTAAATGTTATAATCAACTTGATGAAGAAACCGTTAAGCCCGATAAAACTGGCTAAAAAAATCGAGGACAAATATTGGAAGCAGATTGTTAAACACAGGGCTGGCTTTAAATGCGAGATTTGCGGCGACTCTAATCGTCAACTCAACTCCCACCATATAGAGGGTAAGGGGAATATGGACTTGAGGACTAATCTGGATAATGGGATCTGTTTATGCGTGACCTGTCACACGATGGGACAGGTGGCTGCTCATTCGACCTCTTATAGCGGGCAACAGGAGTTTCATCAGCTCTTGGAGAATGTTCGCAACCCTTTAATACTGGATCAGTTGAAAAGATTAAGGAACCATACCGGGATGAACATGATGGAGCTGGAGGCAAGGTTTGAGAATCTTAAACAAACATTGTCAAACTATGAGTAATGAACTACAATGTAGTTGTGAGAAAAACTGCACTATTAGATATTTTTGACTCCTCAAAACAAAAAGTTATGGGCTTTGCTTATTCGGGACAGAATATGGACCTGGTGAAAATGCTTGTTGACGTTGATGAAAGTGCGGTGATAGGGGACAGGATAAAACTAGAATTTGAATATGATACTGTTGCCCGGGTGAGGATCAGGAATTTCTTGGCGATCATGCAGTTGTATGACTTCGCTTTTAAGTATAACCCCAATCAAAATGGCTAATGTAAATGTAACCCCGAAATACGACAAGAGGGATTTGACCGAGCTTGTCTTTTATGAGAAAAATGCTAAAAAACACCCACCTGAACAAATTATACAACTTGCTGACATTATAAGGGAGGTTGGGTTTAAGGTCCCGGTGGTAATAGACAAGAACAATGTGATCGTGTCTGGGCATGGTAGGGTCCAGGCGGCGAAGCAACTCGGGCTAAAAGAGATCCCGGTAATAGTTGCGGACGACCTAACCCCGACCCAGGTAAAGGCTTACAGGCTGGCCGATAATAAGATTGCGGAAAGTGGTGTGAATAAAAGCATGATAATTGATGAATTGGAGGAGTTGAAGATGGAAGGTTTTGATATTAGCCTGACCGGTTACGATGAGGGAATGTTGGAAACCCCGGAGGGCGAGAAACCCGAGGAGGAGTTTGGGCTTGAATTACTAGAAGAACAGAACTATGTCGTTCTGGTTTTTAATAATACTATCGATTGGATGAGTGCAAAGGAGGCTTTGGGGCTAAAAACTGTTGCTCAATCCTATCAGAGCAAAAAGAACGTAGCGGATGGAGCGTTAAGAAAGGGGACCGGGCGAGTGATTGATGGTGCTGCAATTATTCGTAAACTAACACAACTATGATTATCGCAATCCCTTCAAAAGGCCGAGCTAATGATTTTCTGACCTCTAAATGGTTTGACGATTACATTGTCTTTTGCCCGGAAAAGGAAAAGAAGGACTATCTAAAAAAGCATAAAAACGTAGTAGGGATCCCGGACAAGCAGAAAGGTATTACAAAAGCGAGGAACTTCATACTAGACTATGCAAAAGAGAAAGGAGAGAAATGGGTCCTGATGGTTGACGATGATATAACTTTCATAAATTACTTTGAAAACAATAAGTATAACAAGATTACTGACAAGAAGGAAATCCTGTGGCTAGTGGAGAACAACTTTATAATGACCGAGGAACTAGGAACTAACGTATGGGGATTCTCTATAGGGGGAGCGCAGTATAGTTACAGCTCGAATCATCCGTTTGCTTTCCTGGCACTTCCTCTTGGATCCTTTATGGGAATAATAGAGGATGGACAACGGTTCGATGAGAGATTTACCACGAAAGAGGATTACGATTTTTCAATCCAATCTATGAAAAAACACAGAAAGACCTTTGTTGATAAAAAACACAGCTATAAAGCAAAGCATTGGGAACAAGAAGGGGGCTGTTCTGCCTATAGGACAATTGCACTAGAAGTCGAGATGCAACAACTGTTAATTAAGAAATGGGGGTCGAAGATTGTTAAAAAGAACCACAACAAAGCTGGAGGAGGTGGCAATAGCAATGATAGATATTGGGAAGTCTCAATTAGTATACCAATTAAAGGAATATAACTATGGCAGGAAAACCAAATTGTAAAAGATGTCTCAAACCTAAATCACAATGTAAGTGTGGTAGACCCACCGTAATGACAGAGGAGGTGATAAGAAAACTAGAAAGAGTATTCTCTTATGGTGCTAGTGATAGGGAGGCTTCCTTATACGCAGGGATAACTCCGGCAACGTTGTATAAATACTGCAATGAACATCCAGAGTTTTCGGAGCGAAAGGAGTTGCTTAAGGATAAACCTATTTTAAGGGCCAGAGAGATTGTAATCACCGGGATGGAGGAAGATCCGAGTTTGGCTTTTAAATACCTGGAGCGGAAAAGAAAAGAGGAGTTTGCTGTTAGAACCGAACTTACTGGAAAGGAGGGCGATGCTATCCAACACGATATACTTGGGGAGGAGGCAAAGAAAAGACTTAAAAAATACAAGAAATGATTACCTATGCCGAATGGGTCCAGGATCTTAATGCCTTTGATGGTGAGGAGCAGCGAGAGTGGGCTAAACAATCCTTAAAGGACAAAGAGAACCTACACATATTCGGTAAGTTCTTTTTCCCTCACATTAT